CCAAATCTAAATCGCCGCCAAGGTCTCCAAGACCTCCAGCGTCATCTCCGCCACCGAGATCACCAAGGTCACCACCTCCGGTATCTCCACCTTCAGCACCGGCTGTTGCAGCCGCTTCTAGGTTTGCAGCAAATTTTCTATCATAAAACATTTCTCTTTGCATACGAATAAATTCTTCATCTGATAACCCAAAGAGGTTTTCAGCAACCCATCGTTTAGAAAAGTAACCTTCGGTTGCATTCCCAGCAACAGAGAATTTCTTATCCCAATGCTCTAACTCTTGAAGCTCAGCAATCTTTGAAGGATTGTTTAATTGTAATTTAAATGATAAAAGGTCATCGTTTCTGAATCCCATGGTAAACAAGTGGATAATTCCAATTTTTTCCAGCTCTGAAATTACAACTCTCTGTAATCTTTGAATTGTTCTAGCAAAGCGAATGTCTTTTTGTGCGAGAGTAGTTTTATCTTCACTACCACCCTCGCCCATTGTAAGGTAAGATTGCGGTACCTTGAGAGCAGAAAACAATTTGTCTCGTAAATATTTAACGTCTTCGATGGTAGCAGTCATTGCTCCACCCGGAAGATTTGTGATGTCTGTGTTTGACGTTCCACGAACAGGAATGTAATAATCTTCTTCAATTGATAAAGGATTATAACGAAGGTCAAGTCGACCAGTTGTTGGGTCTGTAACTTGGTGACGCTTCATCTGTGTCATTACTTTCTGCATGTATTGTTCTACATCTTGAGGAGGAATATTGCCAACATCAATTTTAAATACTCTTCTCTCCGGAGCACGAACAATTCGGTAAGCCATCATTGCGTCTTCTAAGAGTGTAAGCTGTCTCCAAATTCTACGAGCAGGCTCCAAAACAGAAGTTCCGTAGGGAGCATGTTTATCGTTGCCAAGAATACGAAAGTGAGCCATTTGCCAATTTTCTAAAGTCATTCCGGCAGAATTCCACTGATACTGGACATAATTAGGATTTGTTTCATCTTCACCCTCTAATCGTTCAATTTCTTGAGGAGGGAGGCCAATGCATGCACGAATTCCAATTGCTTCTTCAATATCTAAATAAAGAAAGAGATCTCCGTACTTACACATTGTCCGAGACCATCCAAATAAATTGTGCTCAATGTTGAGAACATTGTGGTAGAGGTTTTGGAGAATTGTTTTAATCTCATCGTTTGGGCATTTAATCCTAAGCATTGGCTGAAGAGAAGAATGTGTGGTCATCTCATCTGCGTAAATGTCTAAAGACGAAGCACATTCTGGTGTGTATTCCATTTGATCAAAGTCGACATAACGCTCGGCACGATTTCTATTTGAGATCATGTTAACCGTCATAATGTTCATCGGGTTATATTCTTGCTTTTTAAACTGTTTACCGGATGCACTAGTAAATCTAGATGCGTAAGTATCCAAATGTCGCCTTCGTAGTTGACGACCTTGTTGTGTTCTTCTTTGTGTTAAGGGTCCTGAAAATAGTTTTGTCAGAGACTTGAACAACCCATTGTCCTGGTTGTAAGGATTTCTTCCCAAATTTTTGTTTCTTTTAGCCATTTATCATCCTTTAAAAATCCATGCAAAATTCTTTGCTATGTTTAACTCTTCTCTATATTTAGTTTCGAAGTCTGCATTATACCCATCTTGACCCTTTATTGCTGTGTTCATTATATTCTTTTTCATGTACATTCCATCAATCAAAGCTTTATTATATTCTCTATCTTTTTCGGAAACTTCTAGGGCTGTATCTCTAACCCAACACATAATTGAAAGGCACATGATGATGTCATCGTGGTAAGATCTCATTGCCTGTGGTTTTCCATTGTTCCAAACAAACGTTCTAAATTCATCGAAAGCGCGAGACGATCGGATTTTTATTATTTTGTTTCTAATAAACTCTTCAAGCTTTGCGACAATCAAAGGTCTTGTTTTGGTTGAGGTTGTAAAGCCACCAACAGCGTTGGTCATAAATTGTCCTTGGGAAGCATCTATAAACTCATGAGTTCCCTTAATGGAATAATAAAGATTTTCGTAACCGAGAGTAACTAGTTTTTCAAAAACCGAAATGCCAATTCCATTATTTTCTACAACCAAGAGACATTTACCATATTCCATTCCGGCTGAGTAAAGCATTTGAGAATACATATCAAGAGTCGGTTTTCCTTGATACTCAGCTACGATTTCCATTGTTGCTACATTAAGCACATGAAAAACAGAATTGTCAGCCCCGTCGCCTCTAGCAACATCGGCAACGAGCAAATAAGAGTTGCCCTCTTGATACTTTTCCCATATCCAAAAATTTCTATCATATCCTGTCCTATAAGTTGGTTCTACAATTTGTTCTTGTAACCAAGCAATGTCATCCGGATGAATAACGGTATCACCTGATGTATTGAAGTTACACTGTAATTCTTGTGCAATTTGTCTGCGAGACATATTTTTTGTTTCTTTGACAAACCATTCTTGATCTCTTTCCGGATGAACATCCCATGGGAGGCTGACCGGCTTAAAGTCTGAGTCTCCATTATCTGCGGAGACGTATGTCTTGTGAAACCAGTTTCCTACACCGTTTGGAGTACTCAAAGCAATGCAACGACCACCCGTTGATAGTGTGGGATAAAGACCTGTCCACAAATCATCAAGTCCGTCAATGTGAGCAGCCTCATCAATAATAAGAAGAGACAATGCTTCCGAACGACCAGCGTCTCCGGAAGTTGAAGCGGCTTTAATCTGAGATCCATTGGAGAGCTCAAACGAGGTTCTATTGTCAACTTTAATCTTGGAGACCCTCATCCAGTCCGGAAGATACTGCATAATGTTCTTTACTTTCTTAACAAGGTTTGCTGCCGTTTGAAACTTGGTTGCAATCACGAGAATGTTTTTGTCTCGGTGAAAAAGCATAAACCAAACAGCATAAGCAGCGGAGATCGTTGAGATCCCAAGTTGTCTTGCTTTTAGAATCACAGTAAAACGAAAATCATTGAAATCATTTATCAAGTCATCTTGATAGGGATAGGTCTTAAAAGGAATAAGTCCGTGCATAGGATGCGAAATACGACAGTAATTATTTATGAAGTATTGCGGATCTTTACCGGACTTAACAATTTCTTTTATTATGTCTTTCTTTGAAAGAGCAAAAGCCATTATTTCTTCTCGTTGTCACCTTGATGAACTCATTATTTGGCCGTTTAGCAGCCTTGAAACTTTCAATAAACTTTCGTGTAATTGCTCTGTTATCTTCAACAGCGGGATCAAGAATTGGTTCTTCTTTAACTCCACTAATTTTGTAGTGACGATAAGCTTGTACAAAAGTTCGAACGCGAGATGTTGACTGGACCAGAACTTTAACTTCACCATCTTTTGTCAAGGTAATAGAGTTTCCTGTGATGGTTTTGTATTCTTTTTGAAGAAACTTTTTGATCTCATTAATCTGTCTTTCCATTTCTTGCTCAAATTTTCCAGCATAAACTTCTTTAAGACGAACATCTGATTGGTAATTGATGCAAATTTTGTTTCCGTAGAACTTTACAGAAAAGCCATCATTAACTCTCTTATCTGTAATTGGCTGCCCTTCTTCTCGGCGCAAACCAACTTGTCGCGCTTGACCGTCAAGTGAATATCTTTCGTCATGCGCACCATCGTAAGCATTTGCTGCGGCTTGTGACAAACCTTGTATAATTTCTAATGTTGTTGAACTCATTTATTTGGTCTCCATCCTGTTTTCCAGCGTTCTTCGCGTCCTTCCACCCATTGAATGTAACACTTTTCACAACAATCAAACTTAGACATATAAACATCATCGTTAGATTTAAAAGAATAAACATTACACACAGGACAAGAACGTTTAGAATTCTTTGTAATTAGTTTCTTTGGGATAAAAACTCCATTTATCTCTTCTTCTTCATCCAATCCCGGAATTTTAGAATTGTAAAACCCCTTTAGATCCTCAAGGTATTCTTTTTCTTTTTCATCGGTCCATCCTTTTTTTGGATGTTGAACTGTTTCTTCACCGTATTTTTCTGTTATAGCTTTCTCAACCTTTATAGCGTAATTTGGGTCTTTACTTTTCATTTTTCCTCTGCCAATCGTATGAAATTTTGTCTGTTTTAATTGGGCCACCTTTTGCCCATGTTCTACAAGATCTTGCTGAGTGGCATTTGAAGTGATGCATCCAACAATAACCCAATCTACCGTCGTCATCAGACACAGGACCGGGCATACATTTGTCCATTCTAGGGCTGATGTCAAACGCAACACAGTTTCCACAAAGAGATTTCATTGCCGCTTCTTCTGTTGTCTTCCAATATTTTGCTATGTCCTTCCAATAGTCTGCTGGGACGTCTACATTTAGCGGCCCATATTGAATGTGTTCTGCTTGAATTGAGGCGTCGCGATTCTTTGTATTAAGCTTAAGATCTTGCGTTGCCTTTGGGCAAATCATTTCTTTTAGTTTTTTTAAAATTCTTATTCTCATTGAGTCAGTCCAGGTTTGACGGCATACATAATACCAATTGACATTCCAGCTCCGATAACGAAGCCACCAACAACGGGCCATATCCCATTCTGTGGTTTCAATTGCTTTATATGTTCATCTTGTAATATAATTAGTTCGTTAAGCTTCTTGATCTCTGCATCTGTCTGAACTTTGAGAACATCATAGCGATATTTCTCTTCTATTTTCAGATTGTTGAGCTGAAACTCTGTCTTCGCTTCACACATTAAATCTTTGGTAGCCGCATCTTCAACAAGAATTCGCATCGCTGCTTCGTTTAATAGGCGACCATCCCATGGAACAGTTTCACCTGTTTTCATTTCTTTATACTTTGGTTCTTTTGCGAGCAAAAGAGAAACTAGTAAAATCATACAAACTCCATTTTGTTTTTTCTTTTCATATCTTAATACCCCGGATTATCGAATTTAATGCCCCAGATTTTTTCAAGCGCAACATAAAGCAAGGGCAGCTTTCTTTTAGTTGGTGGAAAAAATTTAAAATTAACTTTAAAATAATTATTTCGAAATACCGGATGTGCAATTCTAAACGGTTTTCTAATTGGTATCATACATTTTGGTCCCCAAGTCACAATCTCACAAGATGCTGGGCTATCAATTAGGGAGATTGTGAATCTTCCGTTCTCTGTTTCTCCATTATTATTCTTATTATTCATCAAATAATTTGAAAAATGGTATCCTTCTATTAGTTGTACTTTATTAAAATTATTCATTCCTTCTCCATGTTACTAATAATATAACATGACAGGCTTACTTTGTCAATCAATTATTAGCCACCGGTGAATTTTTTTAGTGCCCAATCTTGAAACTTTTCCGATCCAACGTTGATTAGTTTTTTCTTTAATTTTTCTGCTTCTGATTGCTTTGTTGCTCCAAAAAGACTAGCAAAAAACCCAGGCTCATCTAGTCTTGAGATAATTATTTTTTTAAAAAATTCACTGGTATTTAACTCTAACTGTTTTAATCGATCCACATGTTCCTGTGTTCCTTTGTATGCTCTGTTTCCTAACGGATGGTCATCCCAAACTTTACAATCATCTAATTTACTAGGGGTTTCTTGATTTTTAATATCATCAAATTTTCCCACGTATTCTTTCCCATCAAGGCCCTTTCCTACCGGTGGAACAAAATCAGATATAGATTTAACTCTAGATTCCCACCAGCTCCAAGCATCATTGGTAACAGAGTTTCTGTCTATTGTGATATACTCGCCATGTCTAGCTGCAAGACCCAATACGCTGGAGAACAAATCATTACCAAACCCTTTACCTATCATAGTCTTAATTTCATAGGTATAGTAGCAAATACCGCCGGATCCAGCTGATCCATGCTTAAGTTTATCAGTGCTAAACGCTTGAACAAACCCAACAACTGTTTCGTCCTTAGCTGATTGGTATTCTTCTGCTCCGGAGAATCTTCCTAACTTTTTAAAAAACTCTTGCGGGTTGGCATCACCGATTTGTGCGGCTAATAAATCTAGATTAACTAAAGAAACTTTAAAAGAATATGGATCTTTTTTTGATCCATCAACGTGTGTTACTGCCCCAATCCCATATTTTTTATCAGACTGTTCTTGTATTTTATTTTTTCTTCTTATCCTAATCTTCATCTGGATTTATCCCCTTAGACTTTAGGAACTCTTCGGTGTCTACCTTCTTTGCGGCCTCTAGAATCTTTGCCTTTTTTTCTTCGAATTGTAGGATGTTTTCACTAGTAGAAGCGCCTTTGTCTTCCACAAGGTCTCCGAGGTCCTCCACCAACTCTTGTCGCTGTTCTTCCTCTAAATCTTTCCATTTTTCGTAGAATTTTACTTGTTGCTGTTTTGCATCCTTCGATCGACCCAAAAGGTAAAAAGCAATGACGGTAATGATCATCAAGATCCACTGCCAGTACTTTGTTACAAATTTTACGGTTTTTGTCCACCAAATCATTTCTATAACTCAATCGGCTTAGAATCTTTTGCATCAACTTGGTAAGTACCAGAGAATTTAGACATGTTTTGTTTAGTGGGCCAGAAACCCTTAACCATTTCGCCACCGCCGAAATTAATTGGACCATCTCTTAGTTTGTAGCCAGCTGATGAAAAGATTTGAACCAGCTTCTCTCTGGTGTTTTCAATTTTTTGGACTTGTTCTGATGGTAGATTTCTTTTGATTTTTTTATAATTTTTTGCTTTTTCGTCTTCGTCCATAAAATATCCATCAATACCAACTTCTAAAGTAACAAGAAGGTCATAATTCGAACCTCCACCCAAAGACATTCCCTGAGTATCGGAAAAAGAACGCACAAAAATTTTGACACCCGGCTCTGATATCGCTTTGTTAATTTTTTCCTTTACATTTTTTGCTGATAGTCTTGAAGAATAGAGAGCAGGATCCTTATCAAGTTCCTTTACTTTATCTCTAGATCTAGCATAATCAATAAAATCTTCTTTTGAAACACCAATACTATCCATAAGGAATATTGCTTGTTCTACAAACTCTGGCTCTCCGGAATCCAACATATCATCAATTTTTTCTTGATATTCTTTCGGACCAGGGAACGCTTTGGGAGAAAAAGTGGATCCATACATTTTAAGTTGTTTAGAATTTTCGTCTAAAACAACACTAAGTTCTTCCAAGATTATTTTTCTTAATGTAGTAGATGTTAATTTCATTCTTACACCCCCTCCATCACGTCACTAATCAGTGACATAAAAACTTCTTCGCTTTGAATATTTGGATCGGACCCAAACTCCTTCATCAAAACATTTTTAACTTCTTGTTCTGGGATTCCTTCGCCACCACCGAGAAAGTCATAATAATAATCTTCCATTTGCTCTTTTGCAATTTTATAATTATAATCTTCTTTATCTACTTGTGGACCACCCATACCAAGTGAGCCGCCGTAATAACCAGCTTTGTTGCCCATCATGTTCTCTTTCAATTCTTTTCGAATCATTTCTCTTAAAATTTTTACTGTTAATTTCATTATTTTACATTCCTTTCCAAACTTTAGCGACATCAATAGCGGATTGGCCACCGATATACATAGAGGCAATCATCGCCCAAGTATCAGGGTCAAGTCCAGACCAGATAAGAAGTCCAGTTGCGCACATAAACACAAGAAGTTTACGGGAAACCGCTTTACTTAGAACAGCATCCAAAGCACCGCCTTTTACATGTGTACATTCCTGATCGCAGTCGTGCTCATGACATTTACAATCACAACCCTCACAGCAATCACACTTTTGTTTTTCGTTTTCCATCTTATTTCTCCTTAAGTAATAATATTGTAACATAAAAAAAACCTATTTAGCTTTTACACTAAATAGGTCGTTATTTGTTAAATGTTTACTTTGGCATAGCCATCAATTTTATCAATGTCTATCGTCATGTCCACCACATCTTTTAGATGATCAAGGTGGGAGATAAGTAAGACAGTTTTAAATTGACTCTTTATCATTCCGAGAAGCCTTGTAAATCCTTCCATATGCTCTTGATCTAAAGCGGTTGCCGGTTCATCAAGGATAAAGATTTGCGACTTTGGAAGATTGGTTATCGCAATCATTGCAAGGCGGATAGCCATCGAAGCGATGGTCTTTTCTGCTCCTGATCCCATGGATAATGGTCGGGGCGCATAGTTCGGATGTTTAATAAAGATTTCAAGTTTGTTAGCTGTGTTCTCAAAGAATACTTCAAACTCAACAATGTTAGCTAAGATCTTCGCAATTTCTTGATTGATAATCGGCAACTTCTGCTGAATGATTTCATAAGAGATTCCATTGGGATGCATACAAGTCGTGTAGATATCATAAGCACGATACTCGTTCATAACATCTTTATACTCGTTCTTCTCCTCATAGATGGAGCGAATCATTTCTTTCGTTGTTGCTTCTTCAATTAGATACTCTTTGGTAAGATCATCACACTTTTTAAGAAGACCTTTGTTTTCTTTAATCTTGTTCTCAACAGCTTTGCGTTCTCCGAACAATTGTTCTTTGTTCTCAATTGC